ATCTGTCAATAAAAAGCTTTTTCGCAATATACAAGTGTTTGCTATTCTGTCACCCTTCTAGCATGTACACAAAAAGTCAAGATGGACAAATCGCTCGACTTCGCTCGCGATTTGTCGAAGGCGGGGGGCCGGAGGCCCCCCGGTGGCCCCCCGCCAACTGGGGAAGCGTGTACACAAAGATAACGCGAACCGCACCCACTTATGACGTACCCCCCTGTACAGCGTGACGTACCCCCCTGTACATGGGCGGGACTGTACAGGGGGGTACGTCATCCTTATCTCCGACCAATAGGAGCGCTCCCCGCCCACAGGGCGGGCAGATCATATCGCGCAAAGCATAAAAAGCGCGTACTAACCGGACGGCAGAAGGTATGTCATCCGGCGGTCTAGGTGATTGTGCGGAGAACGAGCAACTAGCCGCTGGGGGCAGTGAATTGCCGCTTAGGCAAGAGGGGCAACTTGGGCCCAGCGGAGCCGGATCAACGGGCAAGAAACTTAAAAAACACGACTCTCCCTACCTGAATGGAACCGGGACTTGGACACCAGACCCCAAGAACTACAGAACCATCCAGGTCGGTGATATTCGAGCATCCAATAAGTTCGTCGGAGTCGGTTGGGACTCTCTCCAAAGAGATCCAAATTGGGCTCGGGTCAACTATAATTACCGTATCGCTTCCTGGCTTCGCGAGTGTTCGCGTACTCACGACGCGATCTGCAACTGCGGGGGCTTCAGACGCCACTGGTTCCAGGAGGCAGCAGGACTGTCCACACAGGAGACCCAGACGGACCCGGTCGCCAGAGATCTCGATCGCCTGGTCGTGCGTGGAAACGCAGCAAAAAGAAAATTGGATTACATCGCGAACAGAAAAACTCCCAGAAAGAAAAAGGCTAAGACTGTAACATGGCTAGACGATTTCGCCGGCACAGAGGAAAGTTCGGATACTACAGACGGGGAAGATGGCACTGGAGACACAGACTGCGACGAAGACGCTATTCCCGGAGGCGTAAACTTCGATATGCGCGTAGACGACCCAGTGCTCGCAGCGTTAAAAGGAAGATATTCAACCCACATCCGGGATCTTACCTGGTAAGACTGCCGAACCCCTATAACGCGATTAACCTATACTTTCAAGGGCTCGTATTCATACCTAGAGCCACAAGCTACTTACCAGACACAACTAAAGGCAAAAACGTTACAACAACTAATGTGGCACTAATTAACGTTAACCTAAAAGAGTTCTTCTGGGCCACACTGCCACTAGACGCAAGGTCAAAGATTGGAGGACCCAACCCCTTCCCACAACACATCCAGGGATGTGACTGGGCGGGCATAGCCACAACCCACAAAGGCTGCTGGCCATACAGTACACAAATGTCATCATCTAGACAGCCAGGAGCATGGCCTTCAGAATGGTGGCGATGGGCACTTCTTCTTATGCATCCTAGATCCAATGTACGATTCTTCGGATCCCCGAAGCTGATGACCCTGCCGCAAATAGGACAGTTCCTGGGGGGCTGGCAACTATTCACCCACAGATTCACAAAATTCCGTGTGCTTGCAACTAAATCCAGAGAATCGTTCTCCCCGGTCGCGAGCCTGCTTGTACAAGACAATTACTTTGCAAGAAGAGAGGGTGCAGGGCCACCAATATCGGGACAACCGCCAATGTGCACCATGCAAAGACTTACGAGAGACTATACAGGCACAGAAAGCAATGCTCCAGCTAATGAAACCACAATACCATCCATGCCACCAGACCCACCCCAATACCCCGCTCAAACCGGCTGCAGCACGGCAGTAGACCCTGGTGAATACCTCCTTGCAGGACTCACACGTACAGCAGTATCCTGCTGGTATTCACGCTCAACATACCCAAGCTTTGCTACGCTATCAGCACTAGGGGCACCATGGTCATTCCCAGCAGGACAGAAGTCAATCAGCAAAACATCCTTCAACAAACATGTCATTAGAGGCATGGGTGACCCACAAGGCAAAAAATGGCTCACCCTGGTACCGAAAGAACAAGAATGGATCAATTCTGACTCAATGACAAAGTCAGAACTGGACACAGACATAGCTACATTATACCTAGCTCAAGGAACAAGCAGAGCAAACAGCTACAAATTCAACACATTCCACGAGGTAATGGTACAAGACCCCATGAATGTAGCCCCCTGGGCAGTCGTCAAAGTCTCCAGCGTCTGGACACTCGGCAACAACAGAAGACCATACCCATGGGATGTCAACTGGTACAACGAATTCACTGCAGAAGGACGCGTTCCCGCGGACTAGGGGGGGGGGGGAAAACCCCCCCCCTGCCCCCCCCCCCCGGGGGGGATCTTCCCCCCCGAACCCCCC